CCGTAAGTATCGTACATAATTACGATAGGCATTAGATGCACTTGGTAGTTCTGCTAGTTGAACCATTGCTGGAAGTGCGCTGCGTAGTCGCGCTGCATCTTCTTCATTAGCAATAGCATCAGTTGCAAACATTGTTTCCTGACCCATTGTTGCACCCATGCGTACATCCTCATCAGGGCGCATTGTTGGTGCATCTAGTGGTACTAATGGCTGTGTTGATGGTGCCATAAAAGAACGATTAGATGTAGGAGATGTGACTGTCTGTGTTTTTGCTACATCTGCTTGTGTCTGCAAATCAAAGAAATCTTGTGCATTATCAATACCTGCTGCATATCGTGCAGGTTGCTTGTTGCCTGCAGAACCATTACCTCCAGTGGCTGATACGCCAAAGTTGTTTTGTCCTGCTGTCTCGCGCATACCGCCAGAAGCCATATTTCCCTCCCATCTAAGGTCAGTTATTAAAGTTAGTGAGCAGTTTTAAAACTTGCTCAGGTTTGTGACTTACTTGTTCTTTGAACCTCTGGTTCCACCAGGTTGCTTAGCAAAGGCTGTTGAGCCTCCTGCTGGAGAACCTGCGCGTGGCACACCATCCTTACGGGCTGGTTGCTGGTAAGCCTTACCTGCTGTACCTTGATTAGCGACTTTCTTCTTCATCATATTTTTTCACCTCCTCAGGCTGGCATGCGGCGTATTAGTGAAGCCTGTAAATTAGGCTCACCTCTTTGAGTTAATCCTGCTAGTAACGATTGCACATCTGGTCTACCACCAGGAGCAATTTGTCCTGCTGCTACACCAACCATGCGACCAGTGGCTGTAAGACCTTCTGGTAAACCAGCCTCCGCGCCTGGCGGAACCGCACCTGGCATGCCCATTTCGGGACCTACTGCAGCAGGGGTAGCACCAGGGGGAGGATTCTGAGGTGCAAACGCATCAGATACGGCTACCTCGATAGAGGTTCCCTTCTGGCGTTCCTTGATTACATAAGAAAGTTTGTACAAAATATCTGATGGGTCTTGTCCCTGAGATGCTAACGCAGGAATTGCCTGAGCATAAGAAGCAATAGCCTGCTTCATTGCATCACGCATTTCTTCTGTGTCAATCTTTTCTTCTTCTTGTGTTGCATTGAAGGAGAACGGCATCTGACGGCGCAAGAAATCGCGTGAGATTAGATTATCTCCGCGTGCTTGCAAACCAAATACCAATGCTCGGTTAGGGTCAAGTCCTGCCATCAAACCATATTGGACATCTACTGTGTAGTCGCCGTTAATATCGCGGGCTGGGTTGTAACGAATTGCATAAGGAACACCATTGCGGTTTCCCTTTAATTCTTTTGATTCATTGCCAAATACTTTTTCGTCTACTTCAAGGGCAAGACCAACTAGGTCTACGAACGCCTTAGCAAACATTGCGTGTGCTGTCTTAACCTGGGTATCGAATCCACCCATAAGAGCCTGTACACCACGACCTGTAACGATTGAAGCATCAATGTTACCTGTTCGTGATTCAGGATAGCGTGAGCCTAACCGCAGTTCACCTTCAAGCACCTGCTGTTGTGCAAAAGCGCCATTTGGTATTTCAAGTGGGATTCTACGAATCTCGTTAGGGCGTTCAGAACGGATGAGGGCATCTGGTCCAAGTGATAACTCCAAATCATTTTTGCCCATAGCGATAGGCGCTTGTACTGCTTTTGTTGCTGCTTCAAGTGAGAGCAAAGCATAACGCGCTTTAGCAACTTGAATTGCAAGTACATCGTCATATTGACCACGGGATTCTGAGTCAAGAGATGGTCTGCCAACTACACGAACCATAACCTTGCCGATTGGGTTGGCAGCACGCTGCAATACCAAGTCGTTTCGGTTAGGTAGGAACAGAACATCCTGGTCCTTATCGTGGTAGCGAACAATCTCAGACATGGTTGAGGTGTTGTTCTTGTCGTAAATGAGATGAGCAATCTCTGGGTATTCTGCCATTAGTTCTGCTGTTGGCTTTTGCATGCGCTGGAAGAACATAATAACGCGACCAAAGCGGTCTACTACTGGGTAGCAACCTGTTGAATCAAAGAACTGAATACGAGGCATCTTGGCATCGTAATCAATTTCAATCTGCGCAGGTACAAAACCATAGGTTACATACCTATCGGATGCTGTAAACATCTGAGTCTGTAAGTCTGAGAAGTCAATGATTCCATTAACAATCTCCTCGCGCTTATCTGCCTTCTTACGAGCAGCCTCAGAGACCATTGATGGGGAGTTACAGTTAAATGCAGGTAGCGGAGCAATTACTTCTGCTGTATCGCGGGCTGCAATATCAACCATGTTTGCAACGATTGGGTCCTCAAATGGACCATCTGGGAATAATTCTGGGTATACATCACGCATACGACCCTTGCGAACGAGCAAGACTTTCTGCATACGCTGGTCGCGCTCGCTATAAATCTGGCGGTAGCGGTCATAGTTTTCTTTAATTTCTTCAATGGAAAGTGACATATCCACCTCCTTTTCTATGCATAGTCGTAGTCGTAATCGTAGTCAGCCAAGTTAATTGTCTGTTGGCGTGAGCGGTCATACTTGGTATGGAAGATACTTCCTCGGTTGTGAGTTCTTGCGTAAGTTTGAATTGCAGATAATCTGTCTCGACATCCCAATTCAGTAAACCAGAAAGCCATCACGCAGTCAGTCTTTTGTGACTTAGGCGCATCTGGATACCAGGTAACCAACTGCTCGATTAGAGACTTTAAACCTTCTGATTGATGCGTTGATGGGAACTCAATAAGAGCATTGCCATCTTCATATCCATAAAACAGGGTAGTAAGTGATGCAACACCAAAGTCTGCATCCCATTTGTTCTGTCCCGTATGATGTTCTTTAAGTGTTGCACCCTTACTTGTGAGGTATTCCCGAACCTCTCGGTCCTGAGTCAACATAGTTTGAAATGCGTTTTTCTCCACTCGCCACTCAGAAACATGATATTTGTCAGTCCAATCCTTGATTAACTCGCGGATTGCATCTGGTCTCATGCCTGGTTGGTTGGATACATCTAGTAGATAGCGCTTCTGTGTAGAGGTATCTAGTCCGATACATACGGCTGCGGTATATCCAGAACCAGCAGGGTCGAGACCTGCAATGACGATGAGACCATCCATGCCATTGACTCGGTTACCTGCTTTACCTTTCGGGATAATGCCGATATTACGAGTGCCATTGATGACACCCTTAATCGCTGCGCTTGGGAAAGTTGCATCTTCATGCACCTGTTGCTGTTGGTAAACCATAGCCCACAGGTTTGGAGACATACGACCACGCTTCTTAGCCAGAGCGGGTCCTGTCCATTTGTCATAAAGTCCGTTTTCATCTGGGACACCCTTGCCACTGACAGGTGGCATGTTTGTCTTAGCCCAGAGGGTTACCCATTTCTCAGGGTCCTCGTCAAACTCCAGTACCGCAGGTTGTGCGAAATATGTCCAGGGGGAAGTCTCGTCTGGATAACGCATAGGGTCACGGAGTTCGGAATATAAATCTCTTGGTCGAAGGCGGGTACCTACAACAAGCAACTTACCGCCGTCTTGGTCAATACGAGACATAACTTCTGACTGAATCCAGTCAATCTGCTTCTCGTACTCATGGGCGTTGGTATGGTCAACACAGTCATCCATGATGATTAAGTCGGCGCGAGCGCCATAGATATGACCACGAACACCAATAGCCTGAACTGTTGGGTCTTTTTCGCCTGAGTCTCTTGCCTCGCTAGACAAGTAAATTAAGTCCTGCTTCCAAGAATCTGAGTTCTTTTCAAATCCTCCAGGTGGACCAAATGCCAGGTGGAGGTCTTGATATTTAGGATGAGTTAATCTGTTCTTAATGGAAAGCAGGAACTTTTGCGCCATAGCCTGTGTCTTAGACACGATGATGATTCTTATGTTTGGGTTACGGCAAATCTCGTAGAGGGCGTAGTTGACTGTGATGGTCGTAGACTTCGCATGCTCTGGTGGGGTGTTGACGATGAGTAGGTCAGGGTCCCCTGGTTCGTAGGTAATGGCAGGATGCACATCAACGGGAGGTCGGGATTCCAAAAGGTCAATCCAATGTGCCTAGATACTTCTTGGAGAACTCGGCAAAGGAAGGAACTTCCTCGCGTGGTGAGTTGATGTCTCCTCTGGCGGTCATGGACCGAACCTTGTCCACGCCTAAGGCAAAATCAGGGTCAGTCTTACGATAATACTCGTATGTCTTGACACTTCTGCCGACAGCATCCATCGCTTTCTGGACAGAGTACCCCTGCATTAAAAAATCTATAATTTGCTTCTTGATGGCATCCGACTTATGGGATGCAGAAGTTGTGCGTTTTCTTTCCATAGGCTGTAGCAGAAACACCGCTTGTTGTGAGTGTTTCGCATTACTCGCTTTCCTAACCATAGGCTGTAGCCCTAAGGCGGAAGCCGTAGGTTAGGGCTTTATTTAGGGTGTCAGCCTTAGGGCTGACTGCTTACTAGCAGAGGGGCTACATTTTTTACGCCCCTCACTATACTATAGGTGTCCAGAGACACCTTTTTGGACATTTATAGCCATGTGATTTACATCACATTTCTTATTACAAGTAAAAGTGCAGGTCAGACCCCATAACGAGGACTATCAAAGTTATGTGGGTATAGATA